GCCCAAGGTCGAGGAAGAAGAGCATGACCCATACGAATTCGTTGCTCAGCAAATCAAAGGCGTCATTGCATTCGCAGCTATTGTGCTGGGTGTGTGGATGCTTGTTGTGTCGGGTGTGTGGATGCTAGTCGGATCGGTGGTGCTGAAATGAACATCATTGAACTAGTAAAGCAAGCGGGGCTTGGGTTTTTAATTGAGCCACAGTGGATTTGCCAAGATGAGCTTGAAGCCTTTGCCAAGTTGGTAGCAGCGCATGAGCGCGATGCGTGCGCCAAGATTGCAGAAATTGCAGAGCCATACCAAGCGGCTGATTTAATTAGAGCAAGGAGCAACACATGAACATCAAAGAATTAGCAGAGCAAGCCAATGGCGAACCTGCATGGCCCGGCGGTGTCGATTGGACTTGGGATGAGCTTGAACGCTTTGCTGAATTGATAGCAGCGCATGAGCGTGAGGCGTGTGCCAAGTTGTGCGAAGAAGCGCACTGGAGCCTTGATGACAGAGCAGAATATGCAAAAGCAATCAGAGCAAGGAGTAACACATGAGCAAGATGACAAAATGGTTCCCCCCGCACATCAAGCCTGTGCGCAAGGGCGTGTACCAAATTAAATATTGGAAGACACAGAGCCCAGAATACACCGCCATGTACGCTACATGGAACGGTGTAAGTTGGTCAATTGGGTCTTACAAATTGAGTGATGGCAACCATAACGATTTTGATGGGGCAAATCAAAAGAAATTTTGGCGCGGCTTTACTGAGGAGCCATCATGACAGGCTACGAATCAAAGAAAGCAGCAGCGCTAGCCAAGACAATAGACGAAGTTAATTGGTTAGACCATGAGCCTAATGGGGTAACAAAGCCAGCGCAGGAGCCTGTGTTTTGGTCTGTCACAGGGAAGGATGAGCGCCAAGCGTTTGCAAGCCTTTCTGGGGCAGAAGCATATTGCAAAGGATTAAACACCACGAATCCAGAGGGCAACTATGTTGTCCAACCATTATCGGAAACACCACCAGCACCACAGGAGAAGCAAAGCTGCGATAAGCGCCCTTGGGTGGGGCTGACGGATGAGGAAATCTTGGAAATCTTTGGTCGCATTGGAACATGCAACGCAGACATAAACCCATACGTCTTACTCAACGATGCAAGAAAAATAGAAGCCAAACTCAAGGGGAAGAACACATGAGAGAAGAAGTACTGATAGAAGGATTTGAATCGAGAGCCACTGGCGCCATCGCGATCAAAATGACAGCGGAAAAAATCGAGTTCTCTTCCGACAAGGGATTTGGGCGTTTGCTGACGAATCCCCGGCTGACCACTAACGGCCAAACAGTCGGCGAGCGCAACAGGGCCGAGCTTCATGATCGCTTAGACGAATGGCTTGATGGAAATTTTATGGACGAGTTAAACACTTAATTTATAGGAGTAAACAAAATGAACGAAAACGACAAAAACCAAACAACAGCAATTGCCAATGCGATTGTGCGTGCGGCAGAACTGTTGGGAAACAATGGCGCGGCCACCAGCATGGGCGCCATTGAGGCGCACTCGCTCCAAATATCTGTGGCTCTTGATAGGATCGCTGATGCCATATTTAAATTGGCTGAAGTAAACGAAGGCCGCGAATGAGGAAACCAACCCAAGAGAGAATCCGTGACCTCTTGCATCAGTACGAGGACGGCCTCACCACCCTAGAGGTGGCCCGCTACATCATGCTGGACGCCAGCAACACCAAGCGAGCCCTGATGGCCATGCCTGACGTGTACATCGACCGCTGGGTACACAGATTAGGCTCAGGACGGGCACCATGGCGAGAAGTCTGGTGCGCCGCCCAGATACCCGAAGACTGCCCACCACCAGAGAGCACAGCCCATGACACCAATCGTAATAACCGACAAAGTAAGACCTATGCACCCGTTCAAGCTATGCAATAAGTGTGAAGAGAAGAAGCCACCAGAGGGTGGGATAGACATAGGGCCAAAGTGGATATGCCACTCCTGCTGGATCAACCGCAACTCCAAGAAAGTCAAAAATGATAGATGAACCAACTGACAAAGAAAACGACATCATTCACGAGCAAGCCAGTGTCCTTGAGGAAAAATGCATTAAACATCTCCAAAAGGTAGAAAAACAGTTTGAAGTCAACATTGCCATGAACGTGGGTATGAACGCTGGCATCTTCTTGATGGCTCAAGCCCTATCCTTCCTCGAAGATGACACCGAACGCCTTGTGGCCACCATCCACGCATTCACCACTGTCGTTCATCAACTCAAGCTCACCATGGCCGAAAACGCCGCCGAGAGCATCATCAAGAAAGCCATGAAGCAATGACCAAAGAACTAAGCCCCCTCGCCCGCCAGATCATGGGCCGCTCCAATGTCATGCCCATGTACACCCAAAAGGAGTTCGACGCCGCCCTCGCAGAGGCAAAGGCTGAGATCATGGCCATCGCCATCCAAACCACTCGGCAAGCCATCCTGATCGAGCGCGAAGAGTGCGCCAAGATCGTAGACGCATGGGCAAACAGCCTGAGCAGCGAGCCCGAGATGGTAGAGATCGCAGCAGCCATCCGCAACCGTATCCCCAACCAAAGGATGTAACCATGGAACAATACTCAGAATGGGAATGGCGCCAAGAACGCACCACCCCGCCAGAACTCCGCAACACACCACATCAACAAGGAATGCAAGCCATGACCCAAGCCGCCGACGCAAGACAAGTAGGGGGAGACCACTACAAAACCCTAGACGTAGAACCATGGGAGGCAATGAAGTACTTACTCACAGAAGATGAGTTCATAGGCTTCCTAAAGGGAAACATCATCAAATACTCCATACGGCAGGGAAGGAAAGCCGGGAGCAACGACGATGGCCAGAAATGCCTTCACTACATACAGAAGCTCAAGGAGATCACAGACGCAGAATGGACATGACTCTGAACTTTGTGTTAAATTAGTACACAAGAGAGCCTGACTAAAGTAGTCGGGATTAGTAGGAGTTAAGTATGCCCATAGGTAAGAAGTACGGCGGGAGGACGTCAGGAACCCCCAATAAGGCCACGCAGGACGCTCGGCAGGCCATAGCCTCATTTGTCGATGGAAACGCCCACAGGCTCACTGAGTGGCTCGACCAAGTCGCTGAGGGGGTCAAGGCGATCGAGGTGACAAAGGATGGGGAGGCCGTGGAAGTGTTCGTGGTGCCACCCAACCCAGCCAAGGCGTTCGATCTGTTCCAGAGCGTGGTGGAGTACCACATCCCCAAGCTGGCCCGCACAGAGCACGTTGGGAACGACGACAAGCCACTGGTGGTTGAGCACCACGTCAACGTGTTTGGCGAGTTGCTGAAGGCTGCCAAGCTCAAGAACCAGTCAGAGGCTTATGGGGGCTGAAGCCGTCATTGACGACGTACAGGCGCTCCAAGAGGAGTTCCGCACGCTCAACCCCATCGAGCAGGCCGTCTTCAACTGGCAGTACAAGTGGCACACCCAGCAAATCCTGAAGCATCAGGTCGAGCCGCCCGGCGAATGGTGGAGCATCTGGCTCATGCTGGCTGGCCGTGGGGCTGGTAAGACACGCTGTGCAGGCGAGACACTGGCCATCTGGGCATGGGAGGCGCCCAATACCCGCTGGCTGGTGGCTGCGCCCACGAGCGGAGACATCCGTGGGACGTGCTTCGAGGGCGAGTCTGGCCTACTGTCGGTCATCCCTAAGTGCCTGATCGCCCCAGATGGCTACAACCGCACCCTGCACGAACTGCGCCTGACCAATGGGAGCTTGATCAAGGGCATATCCGCTACAGAGCCTGATCGTTTCCGTGGAGCCCAATGGCATGGCTTTTGGGCAGACGAGTTGGCCGCATGGGACAGACTCCAAGAGGCATGGGACATGATCGCTTTCTCCGTCCGTCTGGGTAAGCGCACCAAAGGCATAGTGACCACCACACCTAAGCCCAAGCCATTGATCATGGACTTGCTGGCCCGCGAAGGGGATGACGTGGCCGTAACCCGTGCGAGCACCTACAGCAACATCAAGAACCTAGCGCCGTCCTTCCAGAAGCAGATTCTCCAGTACGAGGGCACCAACCTTGGGCGCCAAGAGATTCACGCCGAGATCATTGACCCCGAGGAGGGCGGCATCGTCAAGCGCGAGTGGTTTAGGCTCTGGCCCAATGGCAAGCCCTTCCCCAAGCTGGAGTTCATCATCCAGTCCTACGACTGCGCCACTTCGGACAAAACCCACAACGACCCGACCGGCTCGATCACCCTTGGCGTCTTCAAGCCATTGGACGGTGGCATGTGCGTCATGGTGCTGGACTGCTGGGTGGATCACCTTACCTATCCCCAGCTACGCCCCAAGGTGATCGACGAGTTCGAGGTGGTGTACGGCGAGGGAAAGGAAAAGAAGCGCGTCGATCTGCTGCTGGTGGA